AACCTCAAGCTGCTTCTCCCCGGTGAGCGTGTCACAGAACCAGTACGACCAAGTCACGGAACAACCACCTTCTCCGGGTCAGGCGCCCACAACTGGATCTGATATTCAGCAACCGACCCGTACACAACGATCCGCAACTGCGGCTCCCCATACCGGAAGACGGTTGCCGTCTTCGCACCCTTCGGAGTCGTCACCGTCAGAGTGTCCGAACCCCCATCCGCCAGAAGCCCCTCGAGAGCATCCAGAGCGTCCTCAAACGCTTCCTCGTCACCAGTCCCCACCACCATCCCGGAGAGCGTGACGATACGACCCGACAGGTAACCCGGTGTCGCGAACTGCCCGTCACGGTTCGGGCGGTCCACATACTGACGCCGCATCGACGTACCACCAACGAACCAACCATCAAGCCCGTTGTCACCGATCGTGTACGTCGCCGAAGCACCACCGCCCTGGAACGTCAACCCCCCGACCGTCGCCGTGATGCTCATGCGCTCCTCATCTCGAACTCGAGGGTGCGCGCCGCGGCACGACCGATCTGCTCTTCACTCATGCCCGGCTGCGGGTAGATGTTCTGAGTGACCTGAGCGACCTTGCCGGCGCCAGCCCCCGAGGCACCCGCCATCGACGGGAACCCCTGACCGGTCTTCACCCAACGGCGCATAGCTTCAACGACGTCATGTCCACCAGCAGCGTCGACCTCAGACGCCGTCCAGATGTGCTCACCGTTCGACAGGCGGTACAGTCCCGCCGTGTCCGAGGTGCCCGTCCCGGGACCGTAGATAGGGCCACCAGAAGCACGCCCGGGCCGCTCCGCGCCCGTCTCGACGCTCTGCACGGCCCGGTAGTTGATGATGCCCTGCAACGTCCCGTACCGGGTCTTGAAGTCCTCGATCGTCCGCGCAGCCGCCGCTGTGTTAGCGATCAGATTCCACTCAGTCTCCGAGGGGATAGTAAGAATCTGATCCACGAGGTTCTTGGCCTCGTCAGCGTTAGCCCCGAGGTCCTCCGCACGGTCTAGGAGCGCCTGCCGCGAGTCCTCAAGGGTCTTCCGGTAGTTCTCCGTATCCCCGTCGAGCTCGAACTGCTTCTTAGCAGCCTCCTCAGCCTCACGCGCCAGGTCGACCAGCATCTCCTTGTTGCGGCGCCCCGCATCAGTGCCCTCATCAAGAGTGAGCACGTAATCCGCGAGACCGTCGTTGTTCTCGTCAAGACCCTCACGGGCCTTCCGGATCACATCGTCGATCTCAGCCAGCGAATCCTTGTACGCGATGTTCGCGCTGATCGCATCCTGACCGACACCGTTGGCCTCGTTGATCGTCTCCAACAAGGTCGCCAGTTCGTCGTTCAGACCACCAGCCTTGTCGGCGGCTTCCTGGTATGCCTGAGCCGCAGTCTTGGTGCTCTCAGTGTTCTCATCCGTCGCGTCCTTGGACTGCTCCCGGATGTCCTTACCCCGCTCGAGACCATCGGTCTCATCCTTGATAGCCTCACGCAGCGTCCCCGCCGACTGTGCAAGGTCGAGGTAGCTGATACCGAGCCGGTCAGCCATCTCCTGCGCCGCGGACCCGCCGACGCTCGCTACGTCAAGGATCTCGTTCAATTCCTCGAGCGCGCGCCGGTTGCCGGAAGCCGCATCAGTGACCAACTGAAGCGAGATGCCCAGCTTCTCGGCGTTGTCATACGCCGACCCGAACTCCAGACCCAGAACGGACTTCTCCAACGCCAGGTTCTCGATCGCCAGATCCCGGGCAGCGTCAGCACCCTGCTCGAGTGCCTGCGCGTAACCCTCGGCACGCTGACGGGCCTGTGCCTGCTTCTGCGCCAGAGTCCCGACCACCGCGACCAGAGCCGTGATCGCAACAACGACCCCGCCGCCGACGAACGCCAGTCGTCCCGCCGACGTCTGGAGCGTTGCCAGCGCAACACGGAACTCTGCGATCTTCGGAACCGCGAGGAGAGCCGCGCCGCCCGTCAACGCGACGGCGCCGGCAACCCCACCCAGGAGCCCGATGATGCCCTGTACAGGCTCAGGAAGGTCAGCGAAGCTCTGCGCCATGCCGGCGATAGCATCCGCACCATCCTTGACCGCGGGGAGGAACACTGCCCCCAGGTCGATCGCGGCGTCACGAATCGAGTTCCCCGCGATCTGGATCTGCGCCTCAGTCGTCTCGTAACGCTTCCGCGCCTCCTCAACCAGCGCCAGGTTCTCTTCCCACGCCACACCGCCGAGCTCCAACGACTTCCGCAGAAGGTCACCGGAATTCGCCATACCAAGAAGCGCCTGCGACACACGAATGTCCGACTGCCCCAGATCCGCGAGGGTCTTGAAGACATCCCCGCCAGCGGCGTCGATCTTCCCCAGACCCTCAACGAACGTCGCAATCGCGTTCGCGGGGTCTTCGTTGAACGCCTTCTGGAACTCCTGCGAAGACATCCCCGCAACCTCAGCGAACCGCTCTAGATCCTCCCCGCCCGCAGACACCGACATAGCAATGTCCGTCATGATGCGGGAGATGGCAGACCCACCGGCCTCAGCCTCGATACCCACCGATGCGAGAGCGTTCGCGAACCCGAGAACCTGCGCCTCAGTCAGCCCGACGATCTCACCAGCCCCAGCGATACGCTGCGCCATCTCGACGATGTCACGCTCAGTCGACGCGCCGTCGTTTCCGAGCGCCACGAGAGCGGCACCCAGGTTGTCGACGTCTTCCGGGGCGGTCTGCATCACATTCATCAACTGCGCGATGGACGTAGCCGCCTCATCCGCCGTCAGATTCGTCGTCTCAGCGAGATCGATCATCGTCTTCGTGAAGTCAGCGATGTTCTCCCGCTCCACGCCAAGCTGACCCGCCGCCTCAGCGACACCCGCGATCTCCTCATGCGTGGCAGGGAGAACGGCGGTCAGAGACCGCAACTGCTCCTCGAGAACAGCCATCTCCTGCGCGTTGCCATCAACGGTCTTCGTGACCCCGGCCCACGCCGACTCCCAGTCGATCGCAGCCTTCACCGACAGTGCAGTAACGGCTGTGATCGCAGCGCCGGCTACGACTGCTCCACGCCCAAGCTGCTCAAATGCCGACTTCTTCTGGGCAAGCTTCTCCGACTCGGAACCGAGGTCGCGTGTTGCCTTCTCTGCCCGCTCAAAAGCGGCCACGTACTCCGACGACTGAGCTGAAAGGACGACTCTGGTCTGGCGATCAGCCACCGAATCACCGCCTGTTCTGTTACGTGCCGCGCGGCGCTACGATCAGCGCATGAGGAAACTGGCCGCGGTTGTCGTCGCGGCGATGCTGTTCGCCCTGTCTGGGTGTGCCGGGGGCGGCGGGTACATCGACACGATCCGAGAAGACCGGCCGACGTTGATGGAAGACCTCACCGAAGAGGAACTTGCATCCATCGGTGAGGCTGTCTGTGACGCGCTAGACGATGGCCTGAGCGGGCACCGTGCCGCTGCGGAGTTGGAAGCGAGCGGCATGAGCCTCGCGGACGCCGGTACGGTCGTCCTCGCCGCAAGCGATCACCTATGCCCGCAGCACGCATCAACCGTCAATTAGCTCCGCACTCCACCGCAGCGTCGACATGTCCGCGTCGGGGTACGAGCGGCGATAGTCTTCCTTCACCAACCGCACCGCCTCCTCAGACCAATCTCGACGGGGACCAACAACCTTGAACTTGAACTGGTTGTCAGGGTCCATCGCGACGTGATGCGGGATGCCCAGATCGTTTCGGCTTTGCTCCAGCCGGCGTGCGGCGAGCAACGTCTCAAGTTCTGAAGCCGTGAATCGAGGTTCGGTCACACTCACCGACAGGACGTTCCCGTTGGCGTCGAGGGTTACCGTCGCAGGCGACCATCCGTTCAGTTCGCGGACGGTGACGCCGAGTTCGCGGGCTAGCTGGGCTTCTTCTTCCGCCCGCCCGCTGAGGCTTTTCCCGCGTGCGCGAGCCGCTTAGCCGGGTCGTACTCGTTCAGACCCCACACCGCAGAGGCAAGGTTCTTCAAGTCGGGTCCAGAGAGGGAGTCCACGACGTCGAACCACGGGCGCCTGTCGGGGTCCGTGACCAGCTTCTTCGGCAGCGGGTCGCTGACCTTCACCACGTCGTCACCCTGCACCATGTACACGTTCGGGTAGAACCGTGTCACCGCATCCAGGTTGTAGCCGAGGTTCTGATCCATGACGACCTTTGGCCGCGCCGGGTGCTCCGCGGTCAACGCTCGCCAAGCCGCACCCGTCAACGGCCAGAACCGTACCGTCACAACCTCGTCACCCATGAGGATGTCCTGATCTACAGGCTCCACCGAGTCGAACGACTCCCGGGCCTTCGCGACAAGAGCCGCAATATCCATGTCTCCACCTATCCCCCACCGTGGAGAGAACCGGCCTGGGTGGACGGTGGAGGAACCACCCAGGCCGGGGCTTAGTTACGCGATGACCGCGACGTCGTCCTGAGTCGCGTCGACCACAAACAGCGTCTGCGTGATCGTCTGCACACCGTTCTCAACGGGCGAGTCCTTGCGCTGCTTGCCGCACTCGATCGTGATGACATCCACGATCTGAGCCGCAGTCCAAACGGTCTCGTTCGGCACCGAGTAGCGCAGAGTCAGGTGACCCTTCGTGCCACGGGTTAGGACCGACGCAGCAACGTCGGCAGCGTCACCGAACACGTACTGCACCTCAACCTGCTCGGTGACCTTGCCGGCCTTCTCAAGAATCTGCTTGAGAGTGAGACGGGGGTCTTCGATGCGCGCCTCAGTGATGGTCCGCGCGAGCGTCTTCAGCGAATAGGTGAGGTCTTCACCCGCCGCGAGGTCCGCCGCCGAGGTCGGGTCATCTGCTTCCGCCGTGAAGGTGATTCGCAGGTTTCCGTCCCATGCGACTGATCCAGGAACAGCCTCAAGAGCCATGTCAGTTCTCCTCTGTCTTGTCGCCCGTGGGCGGCTCAATGGACACGGATGTGTCCGGTGTCTCCGCCACGGGGCGGAAGGTCTGTGAAAGCGACGCCATCCAGCGACGCCAATGCGCTTCGGTCACCGTCACCCGGTTCCCGTGCACGTCCTCGAGCACGATGTGACCCGGTGCGGTCGGTTTCGCAGGCAGCTTTCGCTTGCCCATGCGGACCCCCTTAACTGGAGAAGCCCCCGCACGCGGCGAGGGCTCCTGCGAACTAGTGGTCATACGGGGTCGGCGGACCAACCCACCTCAACAACCGCGTAAACGATCGTCGGCTGCGGGTCCGTCTGCACCTGAATAGGCAGCGGCGACGAGAACCAGAGCGGCTTCGACCGCTCCCCCGCAACCGTGAGAGTGACCCCGATACCACCCGGAAACAGCTTCGCCTCGAGCAGATCCAGAAGCCCCTGCACCTCGTCGGCGTCCCGCCCGACCAGGTGGCCCGTGTACCGCGGATTCTTCCGAGACCGCGGACCCGTCAAACCCGTCTGCTCGTTCTCCCCCTGCGCCGGATGCCACACGATGTACGGCGCTACCGGCTTCGTCGTGCTGTTCGGGTACTGAGCGAGCGTGATGAACGTCTTCGTCGCGAACGCAACAAGTTCCTGCGTCTTCGCCTTCAACGCGTCCGTATGCTTCTTCGACATCACAGACCCGCCTTCCGCATGGCATCGTCAACCGCACGCAACACGCCGCGCATGAAGTCCTCTTCGTTCTCCGCCAGCGACGACGCGAGCTCGTTCCCCGGCGTCAGAGCGTTCGGTGAACCCGGCGCCCCGAACTCGATCAGGTTTCCGAGATGCGCGGCCCCGCCACGACCCTTCTCGTACCCGATTTCCGACTCAAGCGAACGCTTACGCGAGTTCACGTCGAACGTGATCGCACGCGCCGCCTGCCGGAAGTGGCGACGTGCACCAACCTTCCGCTGCGCCGCCTTCTTGATCCGGTTCGACGTCACATTCAGGGCAACCTTCAACGGCTCCTCGACGCCCTCCGCTGCAAGATCAAGGTCGGCGGCAAGCTTGTTCAACTCGGAGAAATCGAACTCGATACCATCAGCCACGTCAGTTCGCTTCCTCGACCGGATACCGGTGTGCGGTGACCTGACCGGCCTGCGGGAGACCTTTCGTTCGGGCCTCGCGACCCACCAGAGATGCGTCCACGGTCGAAGCGGTAACCCGCCACATCGTGTTCACGCTGACCAGTGGCGTAGAACCCACCGCAACGTGAATTTGTGTGTCCTGCACAGCGGGAACCTGCGCTCCCTGCTCGTGCTCAGACACGGTCAACGTGGGGGATTTCCACCTACCCGACACGGCCGCGTAAACGGTCACCTCAGTGTCGGTGTACAGCCCGTCAGCATCCGGCCCAGTACGTGTGATCGTGTACGCCTTGAACGTCTCCGTAAACCGCGACTCAGCCTGCGACCGAAGGTAAGGGAGTTGCGCAGCGATGTCGTAGCCCAGGTTCAATCTTCCGGCTCCTCGAAAATCGGGAACCCTGCGATGTCCACCCCGCACGAACAGTACGTTGCGCCAAAGTTCAGCGAGCACCACGCGAGATGGCACGAGTCCATGCCGAGCATGTCAACCGCGAACGCACCTG